TCTCGGCGTGTCGCATTGCAATCAGCAGTAATATCAGAGTTATCAACCAAACAAGGAAAGGGGAAAACAATGATTACCCGCGAATTTGACTACACCGCCGACGAATTCAACGCAGACAAGCCCGTACAGATGGCGACCCTTGAGTGGAGCACTGTGGACGAGAACGGCTATTGCCACCGCAACTCGCTCCGCATGGAACACCACAGCGGCGACGGCTTTAAGGCAGCGAAACGTGAAGCTTTGGCTATCATGCGTGAGGATTATCCGAATGCGACGTGTACGATGCGCAGTTTCTACCGCAAGGGCCGCGACTACGCGGTTTTCGTCATAGATGCAACTAAGCAGATTAATCAGTTCGCCCGGACTTGGTGAGAACCACAGCGGCAAGGGGCAACCGCGCAACCCCCCCCCCAACACAATCAACAGAAAGGATATAACATGGCAAGCCAACACAAACAAGACTGGACACTCGTAAGCTACGCCGAAGCAGACCACGAAATCTGGCAAAACCGGTACGGCCAACTCGCCACGAAAACACAAGCAGGCACATGGAAACCGGTAACACTATACGACGCATGCGACGAAATCGTGCTAGGCGCACGAATCACAACGGCCATCATGCTGCTTGGCCTGACCATGCGCGAAGCAGCGGACAAGGTCGGTTGCACGCAGCCGCAGCTTACCGTATGGTGCTCCGGCCAAAGATACCCACGCGAGCATAATGAGCTTAAGTTGGAGAGACTGCTTATCGCCCCCGCGCTACGCTTGGAACTCGGCCAGCCCCGCAGCCTCATGCAAGGGCTGAAGGTCATGGACGATTGACAGCACAACCAAGGAAAGGAACCATAATGGAAATCAAAACACCAACAGCCACACTCGAAGGCGACAACATCGAAGAAATACTCGAAAAATACGGGCGCAGATGCCTACGCGGCGCAGACCTACGCGGCGCAGACCTACGCTGCGCAGACATGGGAGGCGCAGACCTGACAGGCGCAGACTTGGCCGGTGCAAACCTGACACTAGCTAAGCTGCCCGATGCCGACAACGCAGACATCATGCGCGAAGCCGAAAGGGGCATCGAATGAGCATGAGAGTGAAAACAACCTACTTGGCAAAATGTGACTACCCAGACTGTCACATGGCCTACGACTTCTGGGCGTCAAGCACGGAAGACGCAGTCGAGAACATAATCGACGAAGAAGAATGGCTGTGCCTGTTCACCGGTGATAATGAGCCGAGATTCTTCTGCCCACTGCACTTGCGATATGATAAATACTCGCCATGCCTCCGCTCAACAGTCTTCTACGATTCCGACAACCCGGACAAGCAAACAAGCCTGCCAGCCCTGAACCAGCACTATGAGGATATGGGCGTATTGCAGCCACTACCAAGACCGGACTGTGAGAGCAGCATATTAGCGGTACTCGGAACAAGGGAGGTGATGGACGATTGAAGTCACTACCACCTATACCATGGGGAATCGCACCCGTCATCGCTGTCATCCTCGGCATATGCGCCATTTGCGCAATCGCCCCACCACCCCAGCCACCTGCACAATGCTGCACGCCACGCGTCCAGACCGTGAACGCGGACGGAACAACATGGCTATGCCTCATCGAGGAGGACACCAACGGTGTCGAGCGACACCGCTCTTGCCAAATGGCCAACATGCGCGAACACGTCGAATAGCATAGAGACAGGGGGGTAGCCCACACAGCTACCCCCCCTAACGCATGCAATCAGCCAACTAACAGGCTCAACCGTTAACACGCAACGGATTATACGCGACCCCAAAACCAGCCGTAATCAAACCCGCAACAGTGCTAATGTAGCCACCAACCACAGCGTCACCGAAAGTCACGAAACCGAGACCCACCGCAGACGCGACAAGCCCGGCGACATAAACCACAGTGCGGACAGTGCTGCTAAAAACCGGCGTATAAGCAGTATCCTGCATATCCTCCGCGCTATGCTTCATTCTCTCACCACCTCTCTCAGAATCGGCCAGTGTTAAGACGCTGCTGCAACGCGCGAACAGTCCCAGCACCAAACCAGCCATCAGCAGACACACCAAGATGCCGCTGGATTGCGCGAACAGTATCAGGGCCAAGCAGCCCATCAGCCATCACACCACACACACGCTGCACGCGACGAATCAGTTCGGAACCGCCACTACCATAACGCAAGGACTGCTCGATAGCCGGACGCCCCCACCCCTTGCCGGTAACGCGCTGCTGTCCGCTGATTACCCCATCGACGGTAGTGTCCATGACCTGCTGCCAGCGGCGCACGGTAGCCGCTCCTGCGCTGCCGTCAACAGCAAGCCCGGAAGAGGTACCCTCTCCCAGCCCCGGAATCATCTGGCCTTCGATGTCCGAAGTCCAGCCGAGCAGCCTGTAGCCGGAATTGACCCAGCCCTGCACGGATGCGCTGCCGACCTTGTTGGTGATGCTGTTGGTGGTAATCATCTGCCCGTTACCTGCATAAATAGCCACATGACCGTAACGACCGCCGTTGCTCATGTAAATAGGCGCTCCGAGCGGTATCTCATCCGTGCTGCTGGTATTGTGCTTATGCTGCGACGCATCCCACGCCGCGATAGCACTCGGATATCTGGCGGCGGCACCATAACAGTCCTGCACGAACTTAAGACAATAGCCGCCATACCCGCTGTTAATCTGACGGGCCTTCGCAAGCGCCTGAAACGCTGTATTAACCATTACTTATCCTCCTTCGATGGACTCGCAAGAACCTTGTTTCGTATCTCGGTGCCTACACCATTACCTCCCAAAGCGTGGTAAGCCGTGTAAACACGTTCAACTGTCTCCTTGTCCTCAAGCGGTGTATACCCGCGTGACTGTAGCAGCTCAGCATAATGCACAAGCTTGCAGTAGAGCAGTTCCTTCACGCCGTTGCGGATGGGATTATCGCGTTTGTCAAGCTTGCCAAGCAGCCACTGCACCAACAACGTTACCGTCTGACTGCCAAGAATCGCACAAATTATAGTAGTTTCCATCACTCGTCCCATTCTATGGGCGGCATGGTGAAATCATAGGTTATTTTCATCGTCTGCCGGCTGTTTTTTGTCACGGGATTATCCAATCTTGCGCGGCTGAAGTACTGCGTCCCCAAGTCCAAACCCAAGTAATTATTATCGAGCAGGAAATCACCCATGAAACAACCACTGAAAGACGAACTAGCAGTTCCGCGAGAGCCAAACCACTTCTGCCGTGACTCTAGTACGTTCGCATTATCGTCAATGTCGAACACTCGCCCGCGTATGATGATTGAATCCTCTTCGGGCAGAGCTGTCAAGTCAGGGATATTGGATGGAGTGCTTGGAATAGTAAAAGTATGAAGCTCCCCGAAAGCAGTCGAACGCTCTACAAGCTTTTGTGTGCCCGATACGTTTTCGATGGTGAAGAACGTGTCACGCTTAGGATGCCAGCAAATCGAATACACGGTATTACCAGTCGTGACTTTCGTCGGGTTCGTCAAATCGGAGAGCGGAGCATGATACACGTAATTACGATAACCCGGTATCCACCAAAGTTCGCCACGGCGGAAAGCAATCCGAGAATTAGAAGAGAACTCACTCAAAGGATGGTCGGTGGAAACCGGAGTACCGCCCTGAATCCAGTTGATGAACTCATCAACCGCCATAACAGTCACGCCACTGCCATACGTGTAAATAAGCGTCTTACCATCGTTCACGATACCTTTGCTAAAGTCCACATTTTTATACAGCAATCCGACGCTGTAAATGTAATCGAAATCACTGGACTGCATGGTGGTGTAGACACTTTGGAAACTACCGTTCGCCTGAGTGGTAGCGAAATCATAGACGAAACGCTGCGAGTTCGCCTTCTGATAACTTTCAGCCGGGTTGAACGAACCATTATTATTCGCGCTACTGCTTGCACCATACCCACCATAGGCCAGCGCGTTACCGTGTATGACTCGTTCACGCTCGTTAGCCACGCCAGCATAATCCGTCAATGTTAGACCTGTGTTCAAACCTTGACGCATGTAGATACTGCTACCAATACCGGCAAGGCCAGTTGTCACAGTCGTACTCGTGCTAGATACGTGTTGCAACTGCATGAAACGACTGTTAGTGACCTTACGCAACGCACCATAAACAAACGGACTCACGTAATTGTCGTGCTCCTCGCATTGTGCAAGACTCCCGTCTGTGTTCCTCACTTCCACCTTGACATGCCCGTGCACCTTAAAATCAGGGTCCACACGTGACACCACGTCACACATCATTATGTCTTCCTCCTAGATTGTAACGGTAACGCCTACCCCCAATTCTACAATTGTCAGTCTGTACGTGCCCGTGGGTACTCCCTGCACGGTTGAAACGTCCAGACTCGTAGACCCGCCAACCACTGGCGGCATTTCAACAGTCCAAGTGGTGTCATCGTTAGCAAGGGTGAACACCGAATCATTCTCGGCGTTAGATATGGTGATAGTGTGCTTGTCATCCGCAAGCCAGACAAACGGCTGAAGAGTATCCGTCACGGTACGCATCGACTCTACGAAACGCTCCACCGAATCAGACACGGAAAGCTCCGACAACTCGGGGAACGAAACCGTAGCCAAATCGGACACGTTACGCACCGAGCCCATGAAACGGCTGACGGCATCCACAACGCGCGTGTCAGGACGCTCATTAGTGATGCCACCATACGCGCCACGTGCGCGGATGAACACCTGACCATCGTTCTTCGCAATACTACCGGCTCCCGTATGCGACAGGTACAGGTCAAGCGTCAGCGAATCATTGGCCGAAACATTCGTAATCATGAACGGCAGGCCGATAGTCACCCACCCGACCTCGCAAGCCTGCTGGATACGAGCACCAGCCTTCTCACCATTAAGCAGCCAATACCCGTCCAGCTCACCAGCCGTCGTGGTCTTGACATTAAGACAGGCGTACACCTCCAGCCACGTGTCCGCGTACACGTCCAATTGCACGGGGAGCACCCGCTGCGCGGTGCTACCGAGCGTGAAATCATCCGTAGTGAAAGCCTGAAAAACAGACTCCTGCTCGGTGTTATCCGTATCACCTGACAGGGTATCAGTGGCGATAGTGAAGGACGGCGGCACATAATCCAAGGTCACGCTATCATCGTCATGGCCGCTACTATGATGGATTACGGAGACTTTCGTAACCACTTTTGCTTGTAACGGCTCGTCCCACACGGCGACAATCTCACCCAAACGCAAGCCCTGAATATCATCAACCGCGGTCAGGTCATACGAGATAGTCGGATACGCGGTAACAGCAAGTTTCTTCTTCGCATCCGCGAGCAGGTTGGCCGCTACCGTGTAGCGTTCGTCCTGCCATTCCTGCCGCTTGGTGAAACGTTTGCGTGCTTCCGTCTCGCTCAGGCCAAGACCGACGTACCAGCCGAAGTCTTCCACGAGTTCGCTGTCATTGTTGACGCCGCGCACGGTAAGTCCGTTAGCTCCGATAGGATGCAACACGGTACATGTGGGCGGTGTCTCCGTCTTTTTGATGTCATCCAGATTATCGCCATAAGTGAATACGCGCGACGGCTCAGAGGGCAAAGGCTTCAGGAAGTCAACCACTCGATTGTACGAGTCGAACGACAAGCGCAGGTCTGCAAGATTCGCCAACCATTGCAACAGTTCCGTGACCTTCTTACCCTGCAAATCGGCATACACGCGGCGGTCTGTTTCGATGGCCCCGACCGCCCACAAGGTCGGCTCAAGCACCTTACTCACAGCATCCGTGAAACGAAGGTTTTCACACTTGAACGTCTCAAGTTCGATATTGGCCATTTCCGACTGACATTCGTCCGCGGTAAGTTCCGCGATACCATCACCACGCGCCCGGTCGACCTGAGTCACCACATAACGACGACTGTTAAACACTAGCTCCATGTCGCTCACGATGTCGCGTGCTTCGGCCAGCGACGTGTCAACGACAAGCCTGTTAGTTGAGTCGATACGCTCGTCCACAGTCCACTCGGACACGTCGTTTACCGCGCGAATCGGCTTACCGTCCAAGCCGCAAAGATATGCAACCTCACTAGCCTGCATCACAACCACCTCATGAGATAACGGAACTGGCCGCTGCTGATGTTCTCCGTTTCGATGTGATTCACATCACGCAAACGGGGGAACACGCCCGCCACCTCGGCCACAAGCAGGTTATTACCATTGTCCATGACCTGATTATGCTGACTGTCAATCACACCACCCGTGAGCGTCTTATCAATGCTCAATGTCTCACCGTTGACCGTGATTGACGGCTTGCCGGTAGCCGTGAACGTTAAGACTGGCAGGATAGTGCAATTTGTATCGATGCTGATTGTCTCAGCCAAATCAACCTGCTGCGCTTCGCCGTACCTGTACGGGTCATAGCAGCTAAAAACGAACTCGCCTCTGCAATAGGTGGGCTTATCATCCGACAGGCTCACCTCCGAGACAATACCCGTGTAATAGCCGGTTTGGTCGCTGAAGCGTATAGTGCTCGGCTGCTCGATATTAAGGTAATGGGTTAGCTTGGCCTGCATGTCAAGCAACCGGCAGGAGAACATGGCGAAAGAGACGGTAATCTCGCGAACGGGGAGGCGACGGCTCACGAACCTGCCGCCGTCACCACCCTTGTAGTCCACTCCGGTAACGTCTGGACTCAGCAGGCCACGGCCTGTAATATCCTCAATCCACAATGTCATACCATCAGCCGCGAACAGATTGGCAAGGCTCACATTGTTGTAGTACACATCAACCATACTCAAGCCCTCCGCATATCACGCTTCTGGAGTCTGTTGAGCTCCTGAGCAATCAGGCGAATATCATTATCACTACGCACGTTCATAGTCTCGATTTTAATAACAGTCTGCATGTTCCCGGCAGCGGCAGGCGACACCATACCAGCAAACGAAGGAACATTAACGCTACCGTTCCAACGAGCATCCAACCCGTCCAGCTTGTCAACCACCTGCGACACATTCGACCGGACACCAACACCCACAACCTGCCCGGACAAACCGGCGACAAGCTCACTGTTAGCATCGGCTATAACGTCCTGCACCACGCCGAAACCACTGGCAAGCCCCTTAGCAAGGCCATCCATGATAGCCTGACCGGCAGGAATAAGCATGCGCTTATCGTAAGACAACGGGCCTTTATGCTTGACAATCCAATCGCCAATCCCCCCAATAAACTTGGTGACGTTATCCCAAGCGCTCCTCAGACCGCCGAGCAATCCGTTGATAATCGCGCTACCAGCGTTCAGCAGCCAGCTGCCAGCCCCCGCGAATATGCCTATGATGCGCTGCGGTACACCACCAATCCATGCGAGCATACCCGCGAACTGGCTGATTACTGCGTTCCGCGCCTCACCGAACTTCGCACCGAACCAACCGCCGATACCGGCGAAAAACCCTATGATGCGCCCCGGTATGCCACCGAACCAAGCACATACCGCCTGCCACGCGTTTTTAACATTATTGCCGGCGTTGGTGAAGAACCCTGTAATCGTGGCCCACACGTTACGGATGAACGAAGTGAAACCCGTCCACATCGTGCTCATAGTGTTGCAAAAGTCCTGCCACATCTGCTTACCAAGATTGGTCTGGGTAAAGAACCACACCAAGCCGGCCACAAGACCAGCGATAAGACCAATCACAAGGCCGATGGGGTTAGCCATCATCGCACTGTTAAGCAGCAGCTGCGCGACCTGAGCGGCCTGAGCGGCAAGAGAGAACGACTTGAGGAAAGTCACCACGGAGACGATAATCTCCGCAGCCTTGAACGCAGCGAAAGCCGTACCGATACCAACCAGTGCGCCGACCACCCAATCTTTGTTAGCGCTGAACCAGTCGCTGAACAATCGTAAAGCGGCAAGCGTTGGCTGAATCAGATTACCAATAGTGGTGAATACTGAACCGATAACCGCGCCGACCTGCCCAATGATAGCGCTTACCCCAGACCAATCAGTGCTATTAACGAAGTCAGCGAACTTAGTCGACATACTCGTAAGCCCATCGAGGAAACCAGTCACGAACGGGGTGAAAGCGTCTTCCAATGTGCCAGTCATGGTACGCTTGAATGCCTCCCACTTCTGGCCAATACTCATGGTTGAGTCTGCGGCCTCGTCAGTCGCACCCTTGATATCCGCATAAGAGTTCGGCACGTTGGCCAGTGCCTCAATCATGCCCATAGCATTGTCTTCACCGAGGCTAGACCACAGGGAGCTAGCGATGCTCGCCTCCTTGGTCTTATCGGTCATGTGCCCAAGTTCCCCGATGACTGCGTTTAATACGTCTTCGGCTTTAGCGCGCCCGTTTTGAAATTCATTGAACACGTCCTGCGTGCCCTGCGAAAAGTCGCTCATGCCCTTTTCCATACGCCCGTCCGTAAGCGAGGTCAGGAACTCGTTCAGGAAGTCGCCCACCTTGTCCAACTGATAGGCTCCCGAGTCCACACCTGCCTGCAACAAGCTGAAGTACTCTTGTGCGCTCGTTCCGGCTTCAGCCCAACGGCCAGAATACTCGCTCAGGTTGTCCGCGAGTTCGTCGGTATAGTTCAAGCCGTTTTGCATGCCCTTGGTCATAAGGTCGGTGGCATCCTGAGCACTTAAACCGAATTTTTCTATAAGGACTTTCACGCCACGCACCGACTCGCCTGCGTCCGCATCGAACGTCTGCGCCCAAACCTCCGTAGCCTTGGTGACGGTACCCAAGTCCTTTTCACCAATGCCACGAATCACGCTAGACACGTTGGAAGCGACGTTAGCCACATCAGCGAGACTATCGCCCCAGCCCTGACGGTACAGCATACCGGCGACCTTACCGGCGTTCTGCGCGGCCACGCTCCCCTTGCCTAGCTGCGCGTCCAAAGTACCCTGAACATCAATCTGAGATATCGCCGTGTCGATACCGGTTTTAAACACGCCGCCGACAGCAGCCAATGCGCCGCCGATGGATGCGATTTTGACCAGCTTGCCCGGCAGGCTCACACCCAAACCGTCCGCCAGTTCACCGATACCGTCGAACGTCTTGCTGAATGCGTCCTTGATTTTAGGCGCACCACTACCCGCGTTCTTTCCAACATCGCCTAGCGCCTTGTCTGCCTGTTCGGCGCTGTCCTCGATTTTGCGCGTGGCGTTTTGGATGTCCTTAACACCACTGTCGTAGTCAGATGTGTCTATAATCGCGTCGAATCTAATCTCGCCTGCTTGAGCCATTTAGATTCCCCTCTCCAATTCCTTCAGGTATTTACGCAATGACTGTTCCGGTTTTTTGCTGAACGTTGCCCCGATTGCGGCGGCCATGTCCTGCGTGGACTCGATACGCTCACGGATTCGCATGGCGCGTCCGGCGTTGAGTAGTGCTATGAACGTCTCGTATGTCACTCTGTCCGATAGGACATCACGCACGGCCTGCCACCCGTAGTATTTGCCGAACTCAGCCAGTAGCATCTCGTTATCACGATAAAACGCCGAAGCCCTAGCCCCACTCTTAGCCTTGATTGCCTTGAGTTTTGCCAGTTGCTCCGGCGTGAAATCGTCAATGACCTTATGCACCGCCATCGACTAAACCCCTGTTTAGAAGTAGGTTCTGCCGAAAACGAAGCGCATAATCTGCTGCATCACCGCTTGGAAGGCGAGCGGATACTTACGCTCTGCGTCGCTAATCCACGTTGCGAACTCCTCGTTCGGGGTTACGAGGGGGATGAGCAGCTTGCACAAGTCGGATTGAATGCGCAGCAGTTGCTTGCCGCTGGTATCCTGCTGTTGCAATGCTTGCAGCGCCTTGACCTTATCTGCGAACTTAAGGTAGGTGCCCGCGCCCATCGGGTTAACCGTGAATACCATTCCTTCCGGATGCTCGCTGGTAATCAGTTTCAACGTGTGCGCTTCGGTTTGTTCGCGCGTGTCAATGACAACGGTTCCGGGAGCTTCTTCACTCATCATGTTTGTCCTTACTCGCCGCTAGTCCAGTTTGAGGTCTGGGAGCCGGTGACTTCCTTGTAGCTCATGGTGGACGGGTCATACTTGGTACGCTTGGTGGGGTCGGAGCAGCCGAAGTTAACGTAGCCCTTTTCGTCCGGGAGCATGGTCACGTTAAGCTCGATAGTTACCGGGTCGCTCGTGGAGCCGATGGCGAACTCGCCACCGTTCTGAATCAGGGCGGCGGGGATATACACGTCGTTCGTACTGTCCGCGTCACACGTGTTGTGAATCACGATTGGGCTGGAAGTGATGGCCGTGCATTCGCCCGCACCGAAAGTAACCTTAGTGCCTGCCGTGCCCTTAGTAGCAAGACTTGGGAAGATGCGGCCAAGCACGGTCATGTTCGGAATGATGAGGGGAATAGTGGCGCTGATTTCGCTATAGGTGCCGGTAGGAACACTAATAGTTCCGGCCTGTGATTCCACGTCGACGGTGTTGGGGGTGAGGGTGATAGTAATACCGTCTGAGCCGACCAGTTCGGGGGCGAATTCCTCTTGCCCGATGTATACGGTTTTCTTACCGATGAGACTGTAGTCTGTGGTTGCCATTCTTGCCTTCCTTGTTGAGAATGATTATCAATATTCTATGTTTCTAGCTTACACCATCAAGACGTGACGTGTCAGGGAGGGGGTAGGTGACGTTGAAATGGATGCTTTTAACGTATCGGCCTTCGTCGTCTATCGCGTCCAAGTCGATTGAACTGGCGGGGTGTATGTCCAAGTGGTCGAATACGATGGGGCTTTCGGGTTCGCACGATAGGCTGCATGCGTCTACGAGCGTGCTGTTTATCCACGACATGATGCGTAATAGGGTCTCGCCTTGTTGGATTGCATCATAGTAGCGGGTGCTTATGGTGATTTGGTCGGTGTAATGTCCAGCCCCGTAGCTTATGGTGGTGGCTGTGACCCATATACCGTCCGTGCTGCTGACTGCGCCGGTGTCGAGGATGGGGGAGCGGTTAGCGAAAAGGTTTTCGCCGTATACGGCGAACCCGGCATCCTGTAGGGCTAGTGCGATTGCTAAATCAATCATTTGAGTATCCCCGTAAAGTAGGTGTCTTTTCTCGCTGCTGCCTTGTTGGCGGCGTTTCGTAGATAGTGTTTGGTTTGCGGGTGTTTGCGGTTTTCGTATTCGCGTCGCCTTGCGTATGGGACTCTACCGCCGCCGAACGCCACGTAACCCTTCATATCCTGTAGCTTGAATCGGCCTGATGCTTTGAGCAGGCCGGGGTGTTTGTCTTCTGGCGGGGCCCCGATTGGCGCGTTTGTTACCGCGTCCCGGTGGATATCGGTCAGCATGCGGGCTAGCCCGGTTTGCATTGCTTGTCGGCCTTGACGGTAGATGTTGCGGTTGATTGTTACTCGGATGCTCATAATGTGTTCCGTCCGTAGGGTTGAGCGTAGATGGTCATAAACGTCGTGGTGCCGTCTGTCATATCATCGCCGCGACTCGCCTGCGTGATTTTGTAGGCGCGGTTTTTGGCCTTGATGATAAGGTCTAGTAGCTGGTCGGGGTCGCGCAGGTTTTCGGGTATTGTCTCGGTTTTGACGTGGAATCGGCGGGTTGCGATACGCACGCCGTAATCACCGAAAGCGTCGGAGTTGGTGGAGCGTTTGACTATGGCCTGCATGTCCGCGAGCTTGACGTTGTTTCGCGCTGAGCTCGCGTACTTCCAGAGTTCGACGGTCTCCACCTGCTCTGGGAATAGCTCGAAGGGGTCACAAGTCAAGGCTGTCACCGTCCCCAATCCAGTAGGGTACAGACGGCAGGTGGCGGGGCATGGCGAGTTGGCCTACTCCTAGCGGTTTGTCGCAGAGCGCCCACATGTCGATTACGCTCGCAAAAGAGTCGACTGTTTTCTTCAGTACGGGGGTTGTCGTGTCCCGCTGGTAGGATACGGACACGTCTTCGATGCTTTTGCTGGTGATTCGGTCGGCTCCTGTGCTTGCGTCTTCCAGCCCGCGTATCATGCTTGCGAGGAGTGCCTGCATGCTTTCGGGGATTGTCTTAAACCCGTAGACGCCTTGCACTGTCAGGACTGTGCCGGGGTCGAGCTTTTCCCCGAGCGTGAGCGTGTGACCGTAGGGTGTTTTGGTTAGTCCTGTCGTATAGTCGATGTCACCGGTATTCGGTGCGAACGTGTAGGCTACCTCTTCCCCGTCGCAGTTGGCTGAGTGGATTGCTGAATACCATGCGCCGAGTTCGACGGTCACACCGTCGGCCTGTACGATGCCTTCGCCTTCGCCTGTCTTCTCAGCGACCATTGCACCGCATAGGATGTTGCTCACCACCGGTAGTACGGTCGGGAGCCATTTGGCGGCTAGTTCGCCGCCGATGTCCTCGATTGGGATAAAGCTCATGTGTTCCTCCAAAAAAAAGAATAGGGACACCAGCAATTGGTGTCCCTACAATCTTACAATGTCAGGAAGCTTGCTTGACTGCGTTCAAAATCTCGTTAACTTTGTTAATCACGTCGGTAAGCCCGGCTGAGCTGTCAAGCTTGCTAATTGCCGCAAGTGCTGGGATGGCAGGAACCGAAAGGGCAGTGATACCTCCAGAAAGAGTTACCTTTGCCAGTCCTCTGTTATTACGATACAAAATACTAAGGTTGCCGGAAGAATCTTTGTGAACCCCCACTGGGGTTACGTCAGACAGGGTAACGTTGTTTTTGAATTCAAGGTTATCCTCGGTGATTGTCCCGGCTTTTGCAATCTTACTGTTGGTATCGTCTGAGAGCTTCAGCGGGTTGTCTGTGGTGCCGGTTCCGGCGAGTGTTGCATCGGTGTGAATCTCGGTCGTTCCGCCTCCGCCGATGTCTACGTGTTTGCCGTTTTCATCCACGAAACTAACCTCGGTGACATGCTGAGACTTGGGGGCGTCACCGTTAGACATGTGAGCGTAAATGTTAGTCATATTCAATCCTTAATCAACGATGGGGGGGGGTAGAGTATCCCACTCTACCCCGTTAGTTAGTCGGTCACGCCCCGGCCTTCGGAGCCAGAACACCGGCGCTCTTGACCTTCATCAGAGCACCACCCGCGAAGATTTCAGACAGGTATTCCTGCTCATTAGTCTTCAGCGCGAAGTTGGTGAACGCGCTGATGGACGTATCACCGACCACACCATACGCCTCGGGGACGAGGATGACCGCGCGGGTATTCGCATCATCCGCATCAGCCCACCAGTCCGGGGTAATGACCTTATCGACACCGAGGTAGGCGGCGAGGTTGTCGTTGCCGTAGCCGACGAGCGGGCGACCGATACCGTCCGCGGCGGTGATAACGTCGACCTTGGTCTCGGGACTCATGACGAGCACCTTGGTACCGGCGGCGGTAATCTTGGCTGCGAGTCCGACAACGTCGAGGACGAGGTTGGCCCGGTCGCCTTCGGTTGCGGAGAGGACGAAGTTCTTCCCGGCGAACTCGCTGCTGTTGTCAGTCGCGTCGGTCTGCACGCTGCGGAAGAAGTCCATGTCGGTGTAGCCGCCGAGGATAATCTGGCGGTCGATGGCGTGCAGAATATAGTTCGGCATCTCGCTCAGCAGGTACTTGACGAGTGCGCCGGGCTTGTCGGTGCGGCGGATGTCGCCCTTGTTGAGCACGGCGTACTTGACCACGAAGTCCGCGGCCAACTTGCGCTCAACCAGATTAAACTTCTGAGTCTTCTTCGCGGTACCATAACTAGCCACCTTGTAGCCGTGGGCGCGGGTATCATCGGTCAGGCCAGCGAGCTGAGCGCCAACGGTGAAGCTGTCAACGTCCAGCTTACGGTACAGCTGCCACAGCTCGCTGGCCTTGTTGAGCGCGTCCTCGATTTCGGTGATAACGCTGGTCGGGACAAGCTTGGCCACGCTTGCTTCATCAATGCTGGAATTGTCGGAGTAGGCGTGGCGTGCAAGCTCTTCCCGCCACGCGGCCTTGAAACCGTTCACGCCCTGATTGTCGGCTTTCCACAGTGCCTGCTCGTAAGCCTTGGTGGCGTCTTCGCTCTTCAGCCAGTCCTTCAGCGGGTCGCTGGTCTTTGCGAGAGACTGTCGTGCGGGGCCTGCGCTGTTGATAATGATGTTAGTACGGCCATTGGACATGGTGGGGTCACCCTCCTTGCTGTTTCCCGCTTCATTGGACTGCGCCGGTTCCTCAGGCGGCATGCCATCATCGTTTTCCTCGGTCAGATTGTTGATGGCGTCGGTCAGCTCATCGATAAGCGCCTGCGCCTCGTCCTTGGTGAGATTGTTCTTGAGTCCCATTATTTTTCCTTCGATATTGTTTAGACTACGGAATACGGCTTTACTGTCGGCACCTCGATAGACTACGCTAATCTCGACGAGTTCGGCGTTATGGATTACACCGTTTTCGTCGGGGTCAGAATCGAAGTCGATTGTGATGCTGAAAGAGTTCGTTAGCATTCCTTCACTTGCCAACTGTTGTACGTTCCGGCCTTGCTCATTGTCGCTTAGTCGAGCCTGAGCCATTAACCCGTCATCATCAAACCAAAGTTTCTCGATAATTCCGACTTGAGCCGTGATACTCGGCATGTGGTCGAGCAGTAGTGGCAAGGTCAGTCGGTCGGAGTCGGTCAGGTCGGTTACGAGCTTGAGTTGGCCGTCGTTTACGGGGGCTTGCAGTGTTGCAAGGTCTACCGTGTAGCCGTTGGTCATGCGCGTACCGGAGTTGGCGAGGAATGTCAACGTGTGCCCGTCGCTGCTTGCGGTTCCCGCGTCGCATACGATGGTCTGTTTCATTCATTCTTCCTTACGTTTGTTTGAGCGTCCTTCTAGGGCTTTATTGCTCTACGGACTATTCTAGCACCTTAATGGGAATCATTCTTATTAAGGTGGCCCAATGAACTGACTATGATTTTTTCCCGGTCGCTGAGCGGCCATACGGTCACATCCTCCGCGGCCTTCAGTTCCGCGGCCTTCAGTTCCGCGGCCTTCAGTTCCACGGCCTTGGCCTCGCTCATCAGATAGCCGCCGCCGTAGATGACCTTCTTCGCGGCCTTCTGCGAGGCGAGAGCCCGCGTGAACGCAACGTCTGAAGCCTTGACACGGAACTCGACCTGCTTGCCAATCTTACCGAGCCTGCTCACGGTAAGCAGTTCACGCGGATACTCGTATTTCGGCGGATGCCTGCGTTGCTCTTTCCTGACGCGCTTCACGGTCTCGTCGATTGCGTTGGCCAAGTCCGGCGCGGTGCGGATCAGGTCATCACCGAAACTCGTCACGAACGACGTGTTGACCTGCGCGCCGTTCGCGTATTCGATGGCCGAATTCGTGACGATCATGTGCGCCCCATTGCGTGACGCGCTGGAGAAGATCGTGAGATACGGAGCGAACAGGAAGAACGGAATATTGTTGTCACGGTAGAACTTGCATATCTTCGCCAAAATCGAGAACGGCGGATTATCCACCACCACCGCACCGCCCGAATAGTCGAAACTCTCATAGTCGCCGCCCGGATAGAAGGGGCGCACAATCTTAGCCGGGTCGATACCATATTCCCGGCAAGCCCAGTCCTTTATCGTCTCATACACTGCGGGGGGTGTATAGCAGTCATCCGTGGTTTTCTTCGGCTTGAATTTCTCCACGAACCCGTCATAATCGTTAAACGTTGCTTGTCTTGCTTTCATTCATGTACTCCTGTCTGACTCAAGAAAACAATACGGTAGAGCATATACGCACGGCAGTTGGGACACTTGAGCATGACTTGCAAACTATGCTCGGTCGACCCGAGGAACCTCCCGCACTTTTTGCATTTGATATCCATTCAGGCCACCTCGTAAGTCTGCGTGCAACGGCAGCGCGGGTGAGCAGCAGCCGTTACCATCGGCGCATAGTCGTTCGTGTATGTCTCTCCGTCGATGTCGATGGAGTCGCCTTCCGCGAGGAACGTCTCGCTCAACCCGACCACTTTGCCGTTCATGTGCTCGCAGAATGGGCAGGGTTTGTGTTCGCTGCTGGAATCGAGTCCGCTCGTATGCCAGACCTTTTTCAGGGTTACACCGGTTTTTTGGCTGAGGTTCTTGGCGCTGTATAGGTTGCCCAATCGTTCCGCGTTGCGCAGCTCGTTTGCCGCGAGCAGTTCGGCGCGGTCATTGTCCAGCAGGCCATACAGCTGTTTAACAAGCTGCTTGTAGTCGAGCTTGTCTTTGATGCCTTGCGCGATGATTCCCGCAATACTCTTGTTTGCGGTATCGGTCACGGCTGCGACTGTCTTTGTCAGCTGCTTACGATATGCCTGCTCGAATGTTTCAGGCAATGCGCCCCACTCGATAATATCCGCAAGCTGCGCGGGGGTATAAGCGTCCAGTATCTCAGCAATTGCCGGATTAGTGGCGGCAAGCTCCTGCATGGCCTGAATAATCGTCTTGCCGGTAGCGTTGGCGTAGGCGATTATTCCAGGCTCATACACCTCAAAAAGACCGTCGACTAGCTCGGCCTGTATCTCGCTATCCACGGTTGTTTTGGCGAAGTCATGTGCTGCCAGATTAAGGCCAATCAAATCACGGTAGTATTCACGTACCAGCTTTGCGGCCTTGCTCACTGTTGACTCCTCAGCCTCGGGCGTCACAGGCTTCGTATCCGGCTCAGCTTTCGCGGCCTGCAATCGGGGGACAGTTGGCCGTGCGAAAAACGACGGGGCGGCAGGCTCAAGCTGCAACGCCCTGAACTCGTCCGGCAAGTGCAGGGCTTCAACGGCTGACTCAACGGCAGCACCCGCGTTAATGAGCTTGATAAGCGTGTCGACCTGCACGGCCTGCGTGTCGGCCTGCACCTTGCGCACATCCGTCTGCGCCGGGAGGTCAAGGGCGAAATTGATACCGTACCCAAGGCCGCCGGTGATGCGGTCAAGCTCAAACTGCCACTTATCCCAAACCGTCATACACAGCGGCTTCAGCGTGTTCTCCACGAAGGAGCGTTCGGCCTGTTCCGCGTTGGCGTAGGTCTGCCCGTTGTCGATACCGCGCACAATATCCGGTACGGCCAGAGCGGATGCGAGACGGTTGTTGACCACGTCGTTCAGACTCGCCAAGTCAAGGCTGTTATTGGCCTGTTGGAACGGAACCCACACCAGCTTCCCGGTATCGGACGGCTTGGCCGTAATCGGGTCGACGGGAATCATGTTATAGACCACGCCATTGTTCCGCCCGGCACCTTGGAAGGCGTTTTCGAGCTGCGCTTTAGTGCGCTGGAAGTCCGTAGCGTCGGCGGAGACAATGCCCATCATCCCGGCAGGGACAGCGCCGTTGGCGAAAAACCCGCGCTCGTAATCCGCTATCATGTCATCGACGTTAGCCCACTTGCGGATGGTCTGCGCGGGACTGATGCCACGTGACGGGTCAAGCGGGTGCGCAGAATAACTAAGTGCGATTGTCTCGTCACGGGTAAAAGTACGGGTCTCCAGCCTGCCGCCGATATTCATGGTCACGCGGTGCGTCCATGTCGTGTGCGAACTGTCCCACTGGCGGCTGTCCTGCGGCAAAAACGTGTAGCCGGCGATATTGTCGGGGGTTACTTCGCCGCCCGGCTGGATACGTCCGCCCTGATTAGTCCAGATGAGAATATCAAGATGCGACTGGGTGAGGATGGAATTGGCGGCGAATTTAAGGAATTCAAGGCAAGAGAACTGGTCATTAGGCGCGTAGAGTGCGCGGAGCGCCTGTGGTGCCGGGTCGATGCGCTTCCCCTGATTGTCCACTGCGTATGGGATAATCGTAGCGAAACGCGACGCGATTACATTACTATAGGGGAAAATCTGCGCATACGCGTCATATGGCGGAATCACCTGCGCCCCGCTACCGCTTATCCGCGTCCAATCACCACCAAGCAGTCGCGGGTCGGGGCGGGTGAAGAAGCTCCGCAGCTTGTACATGAGTTTGCTCATTATCTGTCTTTCATTAGGCTTATTGATAATCATTATTAATTATAGGGCTGATATACAGTCACACGACATCGACAACCCAACTCGTATACTTCGCAGGCTCATACGCTGACAAAAGCACCGAGTCAGCCAAATCAGGCGAACCAACATTATTCGACTGCTTATACTCCGCCTTCGGCTGCACCTGCCGCTGGTTCTTCGCGTTCAGTTTCCAGCTTCGCGTGCTCAGCTCATCGTATAATGCGTTTTTGTCCGGCAGACCGGCGTTGATACGGATTGCACCCGATTGCAGTTTTTCGGCAAAATCAAACCACAGCTCACTATTGATGTTCGGGTATCGCACGCTATCCTTTGCGCGTGCAGCGCTGTTGATTGGCTGCACAGGCAGACCGGCCTGCAAAAGCATATCAGTCAACCCGCCGCCCACACCGCAATCATCCACGTTAATCGCGGTCGGCTTCCAACGGTCTGCAAGCTGCCGTATAGTCTCCGCCGATTCGGTCAGCCGCGTATGATGCCAGCTCACCAAATCTACAATCGTGCCGCCCTGATTCACTGCAACGGCGGTGCGGTCGGCACCGAGTCGCGCGACATCGACACCGAACACCACGCCGCCATCGGCTGGTTCGACGGTTTCGGCCCCTGCAAGCTGCTGCCACGATATGATACGATTCGCCACGTCCTCAATCGGAGCACCCTCCCAGATGTGCGCGAAGTCGGGCGAGTCCTTCGCTTCATTGACCTGCTCCAATACCTCGTTGGGCAGCAGCCCCGCGCGGAGCAAAGTCCGATATGTCACATGCCTATGCACGGTACGCGACTCTACTTCGCGGTTTGGTTTGGTCACGAAACGGGTCATAACCTCATCCGCGGGGGTCAAAGGGTTAAGCGCGAAGATAATCGTACTGCCCTCTTTCCTGATGGTCGGGAGCAGGATATCAAGCGAATGCTTGCTAATAAACTGTGCCTCATCGAGGAAGCACACGTCAATACCCTCCAGACCTTTGACGGTGGTTTCCGCGTCGAGATGCAAGCCCTTGAAGATAAACGATGTGCCATTGACATGCGTGATGCTGTCGTTGGTGATGGTGTAGCCGCCTAGGCCAAGCGTCTTTATAGCTGCTTCAAGGCTCTTTTTGACGCTCTCGCTGATGGAGTTTTGGAACTCGCGGGCGCACAGTACGCGGATAGGCGTTACAGCGCCACGCAATACGAGCGACTGGCATATGGTGGTTGTCTTTCCTGAGCTTCGCCCACCCTCATACACATAATAACGATAGGGCGGGACACTCGCCCGAGTCCACCATAATAGCGGCTCATACGCCGCCGGGATGCTTAAATCAACCATAATACAAGGATAGCCCCCAGCCCGAAGGCTAGGGGCTACCAGCCGCGAAGGCTTTATCACCACACCGACCACCTGCGTGGAAAGGAGCCGAAACGCGCAGGCAGCCAATACCCGCCAGCCGTCATAACCGTCGGGTATCGCGGAACGTAGGGGATTCGAACCCCTGAACCATTGCTGGTTAGCGCCTTAGCAGGGCACCCACTTAACCCACTCGTGCAACGTTCCAATGCGCACTATGATTAGTGCGCATTTGCTTTACAAGTATCGATTATACACGACTCATGCAGCGTAGCGCACTTTACGCTCTCCCACCAAAATACTCCCTGTGCTTTTTAACCCACTCATACCAAAGTCCGTCAACCAATGGCCGCAAATGCTCGGGAACGACACTCATTAACCCAGTCCTATACCCCGTCACTGGGTCGACGTATCGTGCTTTACCGAGCGGGATGGAGAGCGTTTTGCAATAGTCAGCGACACACCGACCGAAACGCAGGCTTATAGTCTCCGCATGCTTCGCGCCACCCCTGTAAGGCCAGTCGGCAGGGTTAAAGCCGCCGCACCGGTAGTCTACATAATCACGGATGAAGAAATAGTCGCGGTCATTCATCATCATCATCCCCCACGAACTTGACATTAATGGTCGGCGGAGTGTATTCGACGTGGTTTTCAACGGGCTGCATGGCTCGCCCATCACACCTGTCTACCGTATCGACGAGCTTCTTCCACCCGTCCTTGCCGTTCATATCCAGCACGGTTTGCAATGCGGCTTTTTGGAACTGTGTCAGCTCGCCAGACTTGGCCTTAAGGATTATCTCCTGTAGCTCGATATCCGTCATGCGACCATATTTATTAACGTTGTAACTGTAACTGTCCGCACTGTTCCATCTGCCGTGCGCCGCGTTCTCCGGGTGGTCTCCGAACCCGCCTTTACCGGTCGGGTTACGCACAACGCCCTTTTTCGCCATTCTTCCCTCCAATCGGTGCTATAACGCTTATTGCCTTATGTTTTCGATTTTACCGGGAGCCACAGACAACATGACACCCCCAACCACTTCGGGCTAGGGGTGTCGAATCACGGTCAGTCGAAAAGCTCCATAGGGCTCCACGCTTCCGCGTACTTGTCGGTCACGTCCTGCAAGTCGTGCGGCTGCGACCACTTATGTTGCAAAGGCCGCTCCCACTTCGCCTTTGGTCGGCGGAACTCTTGCACCATCCTGTGTATTTCGGGGTTATGCAAATCGACAATAACGTGCGGTTTGGACATGAGCTCAATCTGCGTGAGCATTGCATGCATACTGGGGTCGCGTCCCCTGCTCCTCATGCAATCACCATCCACAGGACTTTAGCCAAAGCCACGACGGCCAGCACAAGCAGCAGCGACGCAGCGCACAGCGCAATCCACGCGCACACAGCGCCGAGAAAGCTCGGCAAAGCATTAAACAATTTCTTCATTTCCAAACTCACTTCCACTCTTCGGTCTCCACTACGCCGCCCTCGCAATGGGAGACGGTAATTGCTGCACCCTCTTCTTCGGCGGTAGGCACGTAGCACTTGGAGCAATGCAGCTCGCACACCTGCGAATCATCACACCACACCCCCGCATCGGTCAGCGCGTCCAGCACGCAACGAGCAAGCTTGTCAATGTCAGGCGGGTTGGTAGGAGCAGCGCAAGGGTGGACGGTTCCTGCACGCTCGATAAGACGCTTCGGCGCTTTGATGCGGAAGGCGATGCATACACATACGAAGTCGGGTTTTTCGACGTGACACCAGTTCTTGTCAATCATTGCGGCACGTGCCGCAGTCTTGACCTTCGTGCGCCACGGCTTCTCCCGCTTGCTCATGGGGATAGCGTGGCCGCGGATGAATCGGTATGAGCCTTTAGGCGCTGGGCGCATCCCACGCGCTTCGAATCTTAGTTCCTGTTCCATGGCTCAGAACTCCGTGCTCCACGGGTCATTATTGGCCGCATCCTGTGGTGCTGTGGGAGCCTGATAAGCTTGCTGTGGCGGCTGCTGCTTGGCCTTGGCAGGCAGTACGGAGATTTCAGGGAAACGCGCGTCGAAGTAGACGTGAGGTTCGCCGTTGCGGTCTGCACGCACCTGATAGTCGAAGGCGCTATCGAGACGCACCAACGTTCCCTTGTGCAGCAGCTGCTGCATGCTGGGGAACAATGCGGTGTCCCAGATGGTGCAGCGGACGAAAATCTGGCAATCGTCCACGTATTCGCCGGTGGTCTTGTCCTTATGTGACCCGTTCCCGGCGACGGTGAACGACATGAGTGTTTTGCCTGTCTTGGTCTGCTTGATTTCCGGGTCTCCGGTGAGCCGGCCTTTTTCGATGATGATTCGCGGGTCGTTCATGGTGTGTTCCTTTCGGTTGTTTTTTGGACGTTTCCAACGGTACTCCGGGTGGTGGACTTCGGCGTGTCGCGGCTGATTGCAGCCGATACTGCACGTGTCTGCATACTGGACACGCCGACAATGGAAGCTAGCGGATGGCGTATAATCAGAAGCACGCCATGTTAGGACTGCGCCCATCTAACAGGGCAATAGCTTAACATGGAGTAATCCCGTTGCCCCGGACTATGGCGCAGATAGTCAGGGTCAGCGGGATTTTTATTAGCCTAGGAGTACTAGCAATGAGTGAAATCAATGATGGAAACTACATCAGTATACAAGGTTGGATGGTGAACCGGCTCAACCTCAAAGGCAATGAACTACTCGTATATGCGATAATCTACGGGTTTTCGCAGGACGGCGAATCAAGATACACCGGTTCGCGGCGGTATCTCGCGGACTGGTGCGGATGCGCAATGAGGACAGTCGACAACACGCTTGCGTCGCTTGTAGCAAAGGGGCTTATCGCCAAGCATGACAAGACGGTGCATGGTGTCCATTTGTGCGATTACTCAATTACACCGGTGTTGCAAAATTTGCAAGGGGGTGCTGCAAAAATTGCAGGGGGGGTGTTGCAAAATTTGCAAGGGGGTGCTGCAAAAATTGCGCATCATAATATAGAAGATACTCTAGAAGATACTCTAGAAGATAATGAAGAAAGAAAGCGCAACAGCTTCGATGCGATTATTGATGACTACACCAATAGCCCAACCACTAAAGAGCTATTAGGCGAGTGGCTACAGAATCGCAAGGCAAAACGAGCGGCGATGACCGACAACGCAATAAAGCGCAATATCGACAAGCTAGACGCCTACGCAGCCCAAAGCAACATGAGTGTAGATGATTACCTAGCCGAGGTAATCCGACGCGGATGGAACGCCTTCTATCCCATCAAAAACTACCAAGTCTATAAGCAGCAGGCGCAGGCCGTTACCCTCCCAGCCGAACGACGCGAGACGCAGGCCGAGCAGGATAGGGTAATAGCACTCATGAGCCAATTCAGGGTCTGACAAAAAGGAGACACAAGCAATGGGAGCAAACAACGTTTTAAGCAGTATCGCGGAACGTGCAGCACAACGATACGCCGAGCAGGAAGGCGACTACCGGGATGCGGACGGGCTGCTCATGTGCGGCAAATGTCACACCCCAAAGCAGGTGCGCCAGCCGTTTTTAGGCAATGTCAAGGTGCTGGCCTGCGCGTGCAAATGCGTCGTAGCTAATAACCGCCGCGAAGCCGACGCGAAACGCAAGCGCGACCGAATGCAATACTTGGACAATATGCGACGGACAGGCTTCCCCGATGCTGAGATGCGCAAATGGGTCTTCTCCAATGATGATGGCGGCAACACAAAACTCATGAGCATCGCCCACAAGTACGTCGCTAATTTCGACACCATGCGCTCAAACGGTACAGGGCTACTGCTTTACGGTAACGTCGGCTGCGGTAAGAGCTTCGCGGCAGCATGCATAGCCAACGCACTCATCGACACCGGCACCCCCTGCATGATGACCAATTTCACTCGCATCATCAACCGGCTGCAAGAGAGCTTCGCCGGACGGCAGAAATACATCGACAATCTGAGCCGGTTCGACCTGCTCGTACTCGATGACATGGCCGCCGAACGCAATACTGAGTACGTGTGGGAGCAGGTCATGACCATCATTGACGCACGTTATCGGAGCGGCCTGCCGGTAATCGTGACCACTAACCTCACCATCGGGGAGCTTGCCGACCCCGCCGACATCCGCCGACAGCGCGTCTACTCCCGACTTAAGGAGATGTGTGTCCCTATCGAGGTGGCTGGTGCGGATAGGCGGACGCGCAAGATGGAGCGCAACATTATGAGCGCGAAGTCCCTGCTTGGCCTGTGATTGCGTGTGACGCCTTTTTTCATGCTCTCGGCGTGTCGCATTGCAATCAGCAGTAATATCAGAGTTATCAACCAAACAAG